ACATCCAACCTCACCAGAGTTCATATTGTCTGGATACTTTCCTTTTATGATACCACTTAGATCATCTTCACGACCATCATATGCAGAGATGCGTGTATAGTTTTCAATCTCCCAATATTTAAATTGAGTTTCCATATAGAACCATCTCTCTGGTTCACCATCTAAGTTTATACAATAAACTGGTGGAATTCCTTTTAGTTTGTATGCTGCTTTGTTTTTGTCCATATTAATCTAGAATATCAATAGTTGGAGTCCATCCAAGTTTCATCAACTGTGAGATATCAGCACAGGTAGTTTCTCTCTCACCTGGTGTATCTTCTTTAATAGGTAAATGACCCATGCCCATTTTATTTGCAAGGTCGATAACTGACACAGGATTTCCTGTACCAACATCTAATACTCCATTATAACTACTAGGAATCAAAGTTGCAATAGCAGTTACAATATCATTAACATGAATCCAATCTCTTTTATGTCTTGTTAAATAAGTTGCAGTTTTTTGCTCTAGCATACGATATAACATATCAGAACGACTTACTTTTTCTGCCCACACATTAAAGAATCTCATACCAACACTATTAGGTGGTGCTTGAATTTCATTTACTTTTTTAGATATTGCATATGCATTTATCCACCACTCATACACAGATGCAGAGCTTGCATATAAACATCTAACATTATTATCCCGACAATAATCAAATATTGGTTGTGATTTTAAAACATTATTCTCCCAAAATAAATCAGGATTAGTTACAGCCTCTCTGATTGCAGCATTTGCTGCAAGATGTATTACCACATCATATTTTTTATTTGTTTTAAAATTTCCTAAATCATGAGGTCGATCATATCCATCAACCTCATGTCCATATGATAGGAGATGTTCATAAACATGACTACCTATAAATCCATGATGTCCAGTAACTAATGCTTTCATTTGTTGTACTTCCTCAAATAATCTTGTTGTGAGTAATATTCCAAAAGGTTTTGTTTATCCATAGTTTGAATCTTTTCCCATTCACCCATATTTGATTTCATGTGTGGATTAGAGAACCAAGAGTTTTCTCCTCTTGCATGTTCTAAATGATAAACGTAATTATTAATCCTTCCTATATTATAACCTAAAGTTTTGAATCTGTAAAACCTCTCCTTATCTTCTGGTGCGTACGCTCTAAAATTTTCATTTTCCATACCACCATCAATATAAACTTGTCTCTTAAAAAATTGTGCCCAACCAAAATCTGATGTATGAGTTTTAGAAACAGAATCTAAATGTGAGTAATCAGTTTTATCTAAGAAATTAGAAACAACTTCATCGGTGGCTGCTACTTGTTTTTGATACATCCCTTGACCATAAGGATATACAATATCAAATTTGCCATCACGAATACTATCATGTGCAGTTTTGTATGATTCTTTAGGAAGTATTGCATCACAATCATAATTAACAACTATATTTGTATCTGCCTCCATTATCATTTCATTTAAAACTCTCTGTCTATGAAACAAAGGTGCATCACTTCTCTCAAAAATAAAATTAAAATTTTTCCATATATCACCCTCTACAATCTCCTCTAATATTGGCATTGCTTGTTCTTGAAACACAGACTTAGAATCAACTTCTTTGACTATTATATTAGTATTAAAATTTTCTACCAAAAATGCTGTGATTGTTATAACATTCCTAAGTCTATCAGGAGACTCAATTCGAATAGGAATAATAAAAGTAGCTTGAGATAAATCAGTTTTTTTGTTCATTTAAAAAGGTTGAATGAAATAATAGTACGATATTTGTCACTAGAGTGAGGAGGTGCCATATGAAATAGATTTATTGGAAATATTATAAGGTCTCCCTCTACAACATCATCAGGAGATTCCATATCTCTACTACCAGTATGAGGAACCCAAGGTTGCATAAATTCAGTGGCACTATGTTCCTCTGGATCCAATTCAGCGTAGAATACACATGCATAACCCTCTGGCCCGTGATCATGAGGAGCATGATAATCACCTTTAGAATATCTTTGAATCCAAACTCTACCTATTTCAGAAAACTTAAAATCAGAAATCTTTAAAAACTCCCTAAGATATGGTGATATCATTGACAAAAATATCGGTTCATATTGAGCACTAGTGCTAATATGTCTCACAGGAGTTTGAAGATCAACTCCTGAACGATTCATTTGATAAGTATCAGCATTTTCTGCTCCCTGAAGAAAATAATCAGTCCAAGTCATCTCATATTCATCATCATCTAATTCTAGTCTTGCAAACTTATTTTTTCTCTGATTAATGTTATCCCAAGGAATGATAGAAAGAAATTTGTCTTTCACAAGTGGCCATTCTTTAATATTAATTTTGTAAACATTAACTGTCCATAATGGAATTGTTTGAATTTGCATACTTACGTTGTTCCTCCCTCATCAGGATATTTTCTATGTGGAAAAAAGTTAGAATACTTTTCTGTAACGTACTTTAATTCTTTGCTGTTCATTAACCATCCACCCTCTGGATGTTCATAGACACAATCGTAATTAGAAGTAGCATCACTACTTATTCTATCATCATGATCTCTATTTGCAACTAATACTTCTGGAATTATACATGGTTTTCCATTATTGATTCTCATTCGATGATAGAAATCTACATCTAATAATAATTTTAAATTTTCATCAAACTCAACTTTACAGTCATTTAGAAAAGAAACTACTGAAGGACTACTCAATAAGTTACGTCCTTCAAGAGTATGTTCTGTCCAACGGGGAACACGGTGATCGTATGTGTTTATGCCATCTTTAGTTCCACAGAAACCACTAAAAGCCCATTTATAATCAGTTGTTTCGTAAGTATTGTTAATAATTTCAAGTGCTTTACTATCAATAATAACGTCATCAGAAAACATCATTTTAATAATGTCTCCTTTGCATTCATTCAACCCTACATTAATATTTTCACATGGAATGTCTCCTTCATATCTAACATATGTAAACTCAAAATCATCAGAGTATTCTTTACATACATTTAAAATTTTATCATTTTTACTTTGGTCAGATACTACAATATCAAAATCACGAAACGTTTGATTTTTTAAAGAATCTAATAATTCTCCCATCCATTTAGGGCCGTTTTCACCTCTATCATGAGTCGGTATTGCTATACTAAATCTTGGCACTATATTCTTTCCCAACTTGAAGGAACAAGATCACTATCATCTAAATTTGCTACAGATCCATACCAAGTTTTTGGAGCAATAACTTTGTTAGAATTTGCCAACCATGCACCCCACCATGAAAATGATGAGTTAGCAATGATATGATATTTACATAAGGATAAAATACACATATCAACTATATTACTACCAGAATCTGAAATTAAAAACTTATCTGATTCAAATAATTTCTGACTTCTACACCACTCTGGATCATCAGATACAATTATTACTGGAATATCTGGAAGATTTTTTAATCCTCTTTCATAATAATCTAAAGTACATAATGGATGATAACTTTGTTTTTGAACATAATCCGTTCTTCGTATGTGAAGTCCAATATATTCTTTACCATCAAAAGATTCTTTACATGGTTCTAACCAATCTTTTTTGAAAGTAAAATCTTTTCTTATTTCTTTTTCAATGTGCTTAAAATATTTTTCTGTTTGAAAAAATCCATAAAGATTTGCATTATCCTTACAATTTTCAAATAATTCTTTATCAAAATTAAAACTGCTTTCTTGTATATAAGGAGCAGAAAAATTATTAGTTTCTTTTACATCTGACATTTCAAATGCTATGAAAAGTTTATGTTGATTTTCTTCATCATAAAAATCTTCTTCTGTTTTTGGCCCAGATGGAACGCAAAAATCATAATTATTATTTTTTGCTATACCTTTAAGGGCAGCATATTGGAACATTTGATTTCCAAATCTTCCATTTTTTCCTAGTCGGTCAAATCCAATCATACTACAGGCCAGTCAATTACAGTTCTAATTTCTTGATTGTATTTCCATATTTCTTTAAACATATCA